GGGCGGTACCACCACGAGATCAGCCAGAGCATGAAGACACATGCCCAAACAATAGTCCACTCGGGCCCGAGACTCGTCACACAGTAACGAATTTCTGCAATGCCCCCGCACTTGCCCCCGGTTAAGAGAGCATGCACGAAGACCGCGAGTAGTGATGCCAAAACGCAAAGGAGTGCCAACATCGCGTACCACCCTTCCATCTGAATTTGGAGGGGGGTGAGCCAGTTGTACTTGCCTGTGACCATGGAGGGTTGGGTGTACCACCAGACCAACAGAAACTGCCAGATCGATGAGGGTTTATTGTCGCCTGTTGGCAAGTTGACCTCGGTCATCGTGTCGAATGACCTTTCGATTTCGTGGCGTCTCCGCTTCTGAGCTAAGCTTTTCAGCTGTTCCTCAGCGCTCAACGGGATGAGCGGTCTCAGCTGGAACGCCGAGACCTCTGGGGTATCCTCCGTGGCCTCAAAATTGGTCCCAGCAGACGGAACAAGTTCCGTACACGAGTCTGTCATCCCGGTCCCGGTGATCGTCACTTCTTCCACAACGGCGTCTCCGCTATCGGTTAGGGTCGTTCGTGACGAACCACGTGTGGGTGGTATCGGGGCAGGTAACGTGCTAGCTGCTAGGTCAGCGATGTCGGTATCGCTGCAAGTAAGACCGGTCGTGTCTGTGTTCCGAGGTACAGGGTGGTTGCTGCCAGTCTCCGAGCTACTCTGATCTTCGCTCGAGGCCGACACGCCTTCCGTTTCCTGTATCCTTGCTTTCCACGCGTCCCAATCGGCCTGATCTGCATCCTTATCAGGCCGTGGAACGTAGGGTAGCTTTGCACCACGACGTCTAGCCTCTCCGCGCCTATTCATGCGGGGAGGCTTTCCTTTGCTACGCGTTTGAACCGCGCGTGCGCTTTCGGCGCCTGACTTTCCAGTCCTGGTTTGAGGGTCTCGTAATCCCCTCGCGCTACTGGCCTCGCCCTTCGGCTTGGTCTTCACGTCAGTGGTGGCTCCCTCGGAGGAAGAGCCAGCACCTGTCTTTGAAGTAACGTGGGCGCCCTTGCGGTAACGCTTGTTCTTCGGGGGCCGGTTGGCGCCGGACCCAATTTGCTTATTTTCAGCGGAAGAGCCTTTCAGCTCAACCCCTGCCTGAGACCCACAAATTAAAGGTGTCCCCGGCGAAATGGTAGCTACTGTTATAATATCCA